CTAGGATTTTGGCAATCCTAGCCCTTACTGACAGTGGAACAGGCACACCGTGCTTTGGGAATTTTACTTCCCTTCGGACAGGATGGGTGGCAAGAAGACCATAAAGTCTTCCAAACCGCTGATCTCCCGTATATAGCTCGGTAGGCACTGTAGTACGGCATACGCCTTCTCGTAGTTGTCCGTTAAGGACGAAACGGGAATCTCTGACGCCACTTCCTGACTTGTGTCGAGGAAGAAGCGTTCCGACGTGTGCATGAATCGTTGCGTCGTTGTGACGTTCCGAAACATTTCCCACGCCGGAGACTCGGACTGAATCGTCCGAGCTAGAGAACGCAGCTGTGTCCATGTCAGTCCACGAAAGGAAAGAAGGTCGTGTTTCAAGTCGATACAAGGACTTGAGCAACCGACCGATTCCTCCGCGATTGGACGGAACCCGAGGCTCTGAAAGAACCTCAGCCCGCCAACCGCACATCCCGCGTGGAGCACGGGACGGAGTACATTCATCAAAAGATCCGATGAAGGCTCCATCTCCATACCCATCAGGGATACGTGGCTTTCGCCAGTTGACGGGAACCGCACTTCGAACAGTTTGACAAAAATCAAACAGTCCGGAGTCGATTCCCGCATCACGGAAGCAAGTTCCGTTGACAGCCCAACGCACAACGTTGTTGTGTAAAAGGAACGCATCGGAAAGCCTCCGTGGTTGTTTTCTGACGAAAAAAGGAGTAACGTCGTCTCCGAGAAAGTAGTGTTTACCACAACTCTCTCGAAACGGACCTGACCAGAACGATTTCTTAAGGTTCGTTGTGAACCCGCAGAAATTTAGAAGTCCTATGACAGGTTCGACCAGCGCTGTGGGAACTATGATATCATCCCCATACACGCTGATACGACGGTCCGTCTCACCTGTAAGATCGGCAACGCTCGAACAGAGAGCCCAAAATATCAGGCTCTCTAGCTCAAACGTGAAGCCGTTCCCCATGGATGAGAACTTCTGATAACGTATTATTTTACCAGAAGGAAGAACGCCCTGTTGACTGCGGCACTGCTCAAGTGCTTGCAGCCAATCGGGAGGTAGGAGTTGCTCGACGATTGCGCGACTAACAGTATCGCTAGCGTTAGAAAGATCAAGAGTGGCCAACGAGCCATCCACTGACCCATCTTTCGCAAGCTGCTGATTAATCGTCTGGTCATTAAGGTTAATTCCTACCTTCTGTAATCGCCGACGCATAACCGCACCGAACCCTTTCTGAACGAATAAATTCAGATCGGGCTCGATAGCGATGACGCGATCGGTGAGTGCGTTCTTCGGCACGGTGACAACGTGATTGGACTCTACCACAGTATACGGTAGCGAGCCCGCTTCGCTCTCAAGGAGAGCCCCATGTTTCCAGAGGGGGGAATGCAAGAAAATTGCATTGGCGAAAATCACGTTATTGGTCGTTGTTTCCGGTTTACCGGAAAATTTGTACCAGGCATCTGAATGGCGTTTGGTCAGGCGCGTAGTAGCACCTGGTCCAAAACCAAAGCCTGCGGCAATCTCGTTTAGATCTAAAGGACCCAACACCTTTTGTATTTTTCTGGAAGCAGTGTAAAGACACGCTTCCACGGTGAGCCCTGTTTGAAGGGACCCACCGACAAAAGATGCGAAATTCCTATTAGTTCGACGACATTGCTCTTCCGATGAAGCAAACTTCTCCAACGCCGCCGCCATCTTCATGTCCGACGATTTCTCATCGTCGAACTTGGATAGCATTACGGAGAGGAGGTAGTCTGGTCTAAAGGAACGAGAACAGCTATAGGTTCCTGGCTCGATCTCTTTTGCAAAAGGGACGAACCCGGACTTTGTGGCTGCTCTGAACTCCTCTTCGACCCGCCCGCCAACACCTCTAGCGAGGAGCTGGCAGAGTAGCTTCCCATCGAAAGGTACAACAACGTTAGCAGTCCTAGGACTGCTAGTAGACTTCCTAGCCATAAGGTCACCTTAATGGTAATTGAACCAACCAGGGAATGGATTGCCTGGTTCATGTGACTCCTCCTTGACGATCTTTTAGTTGATCGCCTTGAGGTCCACTACCAGGTCAGTCATGACGCTGGTGGCAAGAGCATTCTTGACGTAAGCCAAGATGTCCTTGCGGTTCGCAGTGGAGCTACGGGACGGAAGCAAGAAGTCCCCACGGAACGCCGTAACATAGGCTACCGTGGGAGCAGGTTGAATTCCGGTTGCTGTACTCGCGCTGGTCTGTTCCAGGGTGGGGACGTCGATACTGACGCTCACCTTGAAAACGCCAGATCCGTCCTTGACAGGCTCACGACGTCCGATGATGATCTTCGGATAGCCGATGGGCACGCCAGAGGACAGGTCCTGGTACCGGCTAACGCCTGCGTCCGAGGTAATTGCCTCGAAAGCATGGGCGGCCGGGGTCGCTTGGCCATCATTGATGGTCATTGTGCCGAAAGTGGGCATACACTTCTCTTAGAGAATGTTCCTCATAGACAGGATGTCCGATGAGGTGGAACGGTTTAGCCCAGGATTTACTGGGGTAGATCGCAGAAGATTCATGAAAAGTTAGCTCTTATGAGCATTAATACTTAACATGATGACCTCTCCCAAAAGCTGAGAGAAGCAACGATACCGCATTGTTTAGGTGCAGTAACGACGCCGGATTCTTCGGAGCCGGCGGGCGAGGGATCGGCGAGGCACTGTAAAGCACACGGTCTAAGTTGAACTGTTGACCGGTATGCTCTCCAGATGCCGAAATCGAAAGGGGATGAATCCCCTTCGAATACGTCTCCCTATAACGCGTGCGAGTCACCTGCGTCTGGCAACCGGCGAGGAACTTCCATCCCACAGTAGCGTCGAGAGTCGATAGCCAATTGCCAACAGGCAAAAACCAATCGACCACGAAACTATATGGTAGAAGTTCCCACGCCAGCTCCAGAGGGTTAGTGATACCCGCCTGCGTGAGGGTTTGGAAGGGAGCGGTCGTATCTGGCTCGTAATCAAGCCTGACTTTGCACATGTGCATCGTCATTGATTCGATCCGCGTAGTGTAGAAGTCTCTTTCAAGAACGTCTACCTTCTTCCTATCCTCCCGTACCTTCCCAATGACGTGATACCGGTACCGCCGAGGGCCCTCTCTCTCGTTTTCACCAGAGAGAACCGAAACGGCACCGTGAGCATCACTCAAGAGAGGTAACCAGCCATATTGCAGTTCGAGCCATGCATCAGACAGTTCAGAAGGCTTTAAAGGCCTTCCTCGCCGCCCTGGCCTGCCAAGAAATTCATTAATTACGCCACGTTTCATGGCTTTGAACATCTTGGCGACTCGAACAATATTCCCGGATACCAATCGAACAGTCTGCTCCCTCTCCGCAAAAGCTTGCGGAAGATTAAGCTTCATGTCCTTCAGTTTACCGAGAGCACGCACCTCAGCTAAAGAGCTGAGCCCCGACGGAAAGTCGGGGAGGCTGGGAGTCATTGTTCCTGCTTCAGGCCAATCAGGCCCTGAATCATCACAAACGACCGATAAATCATCGGGATACGGGTGCCATTTTTGACGGCCCCCGCTAAAACCCCGATTATAAGTTTGCAAGTTTACATGAAACGTAGATGGCTCACGCCATCCGCTTGCATCCTTAGGGTTCGATCGGTTTGAGGATCTATCCAATTGCCAATATCGGTCTGGATAGACTGTTTGATTGCCACCGACCACTTGCATCGTACGCGAAGAGTTATCATTGTTTCTCCAAACATTGAAACTCTTCGGCCCAATGTCAGTGATCGGATATATTACAGGCACTTAAAC